AACATATAAAAAAAGTTACGGTTTGTTGGTTTCTGTAACAACAACGGCAAAGCCCTCACACTTGTGGGGGTTTTGTTTTTTAGTTACATTTGTTAAAGTCATTTATTTTTAGTATATTAATATGAAGGAATTTAAAAAACCAGATTTAAAAGCTCCAAGATTTAGACCAGAAGTTTATAATGTTCTAAATAAAGAGTTCTTTGAAAAATTTAAAGAAAAGAATCCAAAGTATAAAAACTTGGATAATGCTATGTTGAAGAAAATTATAAAAACATTTAATCAACTGGTATACCATACAGTAGTAGAAACAAGAGATGGTGTACAATTACCAGAATCTATTGGATGGCTTTTCATTGGGACATGTGAGCAAAGCAAAAAAGATAATATTGATTTTGCTAAATCCCATAAGTACGGTGTTAAGGTTACAAATAAAAATTGGGAGTCAGATGGTAAACTGGCCAAAATATTTTTTAGCAACTATGCACCAAAACATAAAATGAAAAATAGAGAGTATTGGAGTTTCAATGCATGTAGAGACTTCAAAAGATTGGTTGCTAAAACATACCCAGAGAATTGGCAAATGTATGTTGTAGCAGACCCTAAAACTAAATTAGAACATGCATACAGTAGATTGATGTATAAACATGCTTTAGAAAAACAAACTGCAAAAGCATTAGAAACATATAATGAATTTGAGCTATGACAACAATTGGCCAAGCAATATCAAGAGTTAGGAATACACTAAAAGCTGTTAAAGAAGATCCATTCTTGACAGATAGAACTATTTATTTTTCATTGCTGAAGTATGCTCAAACTCTTATTAAGAGAGAAGACAATCAGTTCAGACTTATGAAAATGAGTCAGATATTCAAGGTCTTACCATACATTGAACTTATTGATGTTGACAAAGTAGAAGCTGGTTGTATTGGTGTATACTCTGAATGTTATTTTAAAAGATCAAAAGAAAAATTACCTACTATACTAAATGGTATGTTTGGTCCTATTATTCGTACTGTATCTTCTATAGATAGTTCTATAGAAATGTTTAGAACAGATCCGGGAACCTGGATATCAATCACCAAGTCAACTACTTTCAAATATAATAAGAGACCATACTTCTGGTATCTTAACGGATATCTTTACTGCCCAAACATTGACTGGGATGCTATAAGAGTTGAAGCTATATTTGAAGGACAGTTGGATACATGTAGTACTGAACCTTGTTTAATTAGACAAGATGACCCTTTTGTTCTACCTGAATATTTATTTTCAGAAGTAGAGCAGTTTGTAATAAAAGAATTAACCATGGCTATGCAAGTTCCAACAGATGGACCGGATGATAGTCAAAATGCTCTTAGATAATGGATTTTAATTACACTCTTAAGTATAGAACATTTGACCAGTTACTGGAAGATGTTACTATTGACCTAAATACTTTTGCTCTAGAAAACATGATAGAGCCTCAGCAATTAATTAAAGTTGCAAGAAAGTTGAACTATGATTTAGGTCTAAGAATCAATCAACAAAAAGAAGTTGTATTGGAAGTGTGTCATGGTAAAGTAAAATTGCCAGATGACTTTTATACTTTTAATTATGCTTTTATTTGTGCTGATAGAGTGGAGAGTGTTGGTTATGGTGGTATGGTAGGTGGTACTAATATACAAGAAGTGCCCTATAGAGAAACACCAAGTACAGTAAATACTTGCGCACCAGAAACTGTAAACTGCAGAACTTGTAATTCTAATCCGTGTAATCATACAGCAGCATGTGATCTTAATCATCCTATAGTAGATCCTATACCTACAGAGTATGATCCTAACAATCCTTATGGTGATACATGTATTGCTCCAAGAGTATTTATGAACTGTAAAGGTGAGAAATGGGAATTAGTACAAGTAGTAAGATCAGGTGCCCATAGAATTTATAGATCACTCATTCCATTAAGAATGAGAGCTAGTGAAAATATAGATTGTGAGTGTCCTAACTTATATTACAATACACCGGACCAAGGATGGATAAAAGGAGGATACTTGTTTACTACTTTTCAAGATGGTAATGTATATTTAAATTATCAAGGTGAGTTAGTAGATGATAATGGTAGTTTATTAGTTCCAGATCATGAGTTACTTAATGACTACTATGAATATGCACTAAAGAAAAGAATTATTGAAAACCTAGCACTTAATGGAGAAGATGTTGCTCAAAGACTTCAGATAATTATTCCGGAGTATAGAGCTGCAAGAAACAATGCATTAAGTCTTGTCAATACACCAAACTTTAAAGAAATGGAAAAAGTATGGTGGACTAATAGAAGAGCACAGTATGGTAAATACTATGAGATGTTTAAATCATACTCATACGGAAACTATGCTAGAGTTAATTTTAACAATAGAGTTATCTAATCATGGCTAAGAAGAATATTCAAGATACTAATCAAAATATTACTCATAGTTTTATAAAAGGTCTTAATAAAGATTCAGATCCTTCATATGTACAAGAAGGAATGTGGACTCATGCTATTAATGCAACTAATAATACTATTGAAGGTGACGTAGGCTCATTATCTAATGAGTCATCAAACTTCTTGTGTATTAGTGCAGGAACAACAATGCCTAGCACTGTAGTTAACAAATATATTATTGGAGCTGTTTATTTATTTTCAGATAAGTGGATAATCTTTACTGCTGGACATAATGCTTTAGGACAACCAAGCACATCTGAGATTGGATTGTTTGAAGAAGAACGCTGTATATATAGACCAATTGTTCAAGATAGATGTTTACAGTTTGATAAGAGATATCTTATATCAGGATCATCAAGAGAAAAAGAAGACTGTTCATGGCAAGTATATTGGGCTGATGGTTTAAATCCAGATAGGTATTTAAATATAGGTGATCCTAAAACTTGGCCTACTCCAGACTATTCATGGTTAGGTGGAGGCGGGTTATCAATGAACTATTATTCAAACGGAACTGTAACAGATTTTTTATGGCCGGGTGTAGCATGGAATCAGACACCTGTTGTAATTGATAATTGTACTTTCTTTACAAAAATAAACACATTAGATTGCTTACATACAAGACTAGCAAGACTAGTGGAAACACCTTGTTTAAAATTAAGACTTGGGTCTCAAGGTGGAACAATGGCTAATGGTACTTACTTTGCAGTTATAGCTTACACTATTAAAGGTCAAAGAGTAACAGATTATTTTTCTCCTAGCAATAATCAATTTGTATTTACACCAAATGATCTTGAAAGCTCATTGGTAATTGATGTATCTGCAGACTCGGATAATTTTGATGAGTTTGTATTAGTATTAGTACAGAATATTAATCAAGGCACTGTTGCAAAACAGATTGGTTTTTATTCTACTAAGACAACAAGAATTGCAATTGATCAGGTAACCCCAACCTTACCTACTATTCCTATTGAGCAAATACCTATACAAACACCGGTATTTGAAAAGTCTGATCAAATGACAGATGTAAATAATTACTTGCTCCGTGTAGGACCTACATCTAAGTTTGATTTTAATTACCAACCATTAGCTAATCTTATTAGAGCTAAGTGGGCTTCAGTAGAATATCCAGCAGATTATTATATTAATGGCGGAAGCAATACTAATTATCTTAGAGATGAAGTATATGCATTCTTTATCCGTTGGGTGTATGACACAGGAGACAAATCTGCATCATATCATATTCCGGGAAGACCATCAACTACATTTACAATTCCAACAACAGGTGCTACTGTAGCTGAGACAGCTCCTGCAACATTACCAAATAATCTTGCAACTGATGATAGAATATTTGAAGTATATAACACTGCATATTCTACAGCTAGTCCATATACAGGTACAACATTAGCGGATGGTGGTTTTGTATTAGAAGTTGGTGATATGGGTTATTGGGAATCTGAAGAAATTTACCCGGATAATAGACCTGATATATGGAACTCAAATACATACTGTTGGACAACACCACAAGGTCAAGATCCAAAATATAATTTATGCGGTAAAGCAATTAGACATCATAAGTTTCCAGAAAACTATTTGTCTAATAATGCAACAACTAATTTGCTACATTTTAAAAATAACCCTAACCCAGCTTCTATAGGTAATGATTATTTTATAAGAGTATTGGGTGTATTTTTTGAAAACATTATATTACCAAAAGATCAAGAAGGAAATGACATTCCCGGTATAGTAGGTTATGAGATATTAAGAGGATCTAGAGAAGGAAATAAAACCATTGTAGCAAAAGGAATGGTTAATAACTTTAGAACCTTTGAAATAAAAGGAAATGCAAATAAAGGAAGAACCGGATTGTATGCTAATTACCCATTTAATACAATTGAACCTATAGGACCAAATGCTGGTGATATGACAGGTTATGATGATCCATACTTTCATAACATAAATCAAAACATTCCTAGAGATATTATATCTTTTCATTCTCCGGATACAATGTTTAGGACACCATTCTTAAATACTACGGAATTAAAGTTATACGGTAACTTATCTGGATTTTCAACTCAGCAGTTTATTGAACCAGATAGACATCCTAAGTTTAAATTACTTGCAGATGCAGCTATATTTCCTATGTACTTGATAGGTATATCTGAAGCTATTATATCTATGATAGGTAAGAGAACATATAACTCTTTAGAACCTAACTATTTTGATGGGCAATACACTACAATAACGCCAGCTGTTGTTAACAGTCCAGCACAGATTGCAGCACAAAGTGCAATTGCAGCTGCTACTGTTGCTCGTAATACTACTATTGATACATATTATTCAACAGGTGGTGGATACTTAGCAGATGCAATTACAGCATTTGTAGCAGGTTATAATAATACTGTTCCTGCTATTGCAGATGATGCTTTAACTGCTGTAGTAAATACACAAGCTGGTATTCCTAGTTCAGGTGTAAAACCAATTACTAAATATGTAGGAACAATTGAATTTCCTGCATATGCTTATTTACCTGGACCACTTAGATTACTTGGCGGTGTTAATCAAATTATATTTTATTTCTGTGAAGGAGCAAGTGCTACTTTAGATTTGATCTATGCTTTACTTCCATACCGTCAATTTGCATTACAACAAGTAGCTCATGGTTTTTACAGCGGTATGAATCAAAATTCAATCAATAACCTATACAGATTTAAAATTGAAGAGAGTTTTTATATAAGAGATAATATACAAGAAGTTTCAAGATATCAATCAAATACTGGTAACTGGAGATCCTTTAGTATAAATAATCTTAAGAGACCTGACTCAGTTGTAATAAGAACTAAGTCGGGACCATATCATAATCCTTTATATCCAGATGGTGTAACTACAGGTCCTGCATTACTTAATGGAGATAAATCATTAGTTACTCTAGGCACTTTAATACAAGGTCCTTCTTGGGCGGGTACACCTGCTTATCCTTCTGGTACATTACCATCTTTTAATGATTATGATATTCCGTTTAGTTTACCTATACAAAGTCACTATGCTGCAATTAAAGGTAGAGTAAGAAATCAATATGGACAATTAGATGGTATCAAACAAATTGTAATCACTCCATGTGAGCAAAAGTTTAATTTTTTATCTGTACCAGAATACGGTCCATATTCATTGCCGGGATGCAATGGAATGTTTAAATATAAAAAAATAGATAGAACACCTATCTTGTTTAATGGGGATACATACATAAATAGATACACTGAAAAAAATACAATGTGTTTCTATTATGATTGGTTATACGGTCAACCGGACGGTTATGAATATAACTACTATCTAAGGAACATGATTCCTAATCTTAGATTTAATGCTAATAGTATAAAATATGATGTTAGTGATTTATCAAATGTATTAAATATATCAATAAACCCTATATCTTTTAATCCTTCAACAACACCAGGAACTGGAGCTTTACCTACTAGGTTTTATAATCTTGACTATTATGTTAAACCAAGTAGAAAGTATGATTATGATCAGGACAAACCTATAGGAACACCAGACACATATCCTGGAATATTTGGAGCTAAAGATTCTAGATTTTATATTGCCAATTCATCCATAAGAGATTTCTTTGTTGAGTCTGATGTACTTGTAGATTTTAGAAAACAAGGAGACTATGATTGGGAAAGACATTATGATCCATACAGATATACTAATTACATATCTATGTTTAATGCTGATCCTGCTATTTTAGGAAAAGGTAATGTTTATTTCTATGATTATTCACTGAGTGTATCTAAACTATATAGTCAGTATTTTTCTGCCGGCAGTATACAAAGTAAATATTATGATCCTAATGTGGGTAAGTTGTGTTATACATATTATCCGGATAAAATCATTTACTCATTACCACAGCAAAATGAGTCTAATAAAGATAGCTGGTTTATTTATTTAGTAAATAACTACAAACAGTTTATATCACAAATATCTGGAGTTAAGTCAATTAATAAATCTGGTATTTTTATTACTTTTAAAAATGATAGCCCATTAATGTTTCAAGGTGTAGATACACTACAGACAGAATTGGGAACTAAGATTACTATAGGTGACGGAGGTTTATTTAGCCAACCACAGCAATCAATTACAAATGCAGACAGACCATATGAGTATGGTTCATCTCAAAATAGATTATCTGTTATATCATCTCCTATTGGTATATTTTATATTTCACAAAATCAAGGAAAAATATTAGCTTATAATCAAGGGTTACAAGAAATATCTCAGAATGGTATGAGATGGTGGTTTACATTATTTTTACCATACAGACTTACAGATGACTTCCCTGAATATCCTTGGGTAGACAATCCGGTAGCTGGTATAGGTTGTCAATCAGTATATGACAATACTAATGGTATTTTATACTTTTCTAAAAAAGACTACAAGCTTAAAGACTCCATGAAAGGTACAGTGCTTTATGTACCACTTAATGCAAATGGCACGGGAGATTATTTTACATTAAAAAATAATCGCAGTGTTAATTTCATGCTAGGTGACACTGCACCTAATGCATTATGGAGAGTATATTTTGAAGATGCTTCATGGACTGTAAGTTATGATCCTAAAAATCAATTTTGGATTAGTTTCCATGACTGGCATCCTGATTTAGTAATACCAACTAAAGATACATTCTTAACCACTAAGAAAAATGGTGCTTGGAAACATAATATATTATGTGCTGATTTTTGTAGATTTTATGGAGAACAAAGACCTTTTGAAGTTGAGATTCCATTTGTCACAGGTCAGACAGTAACTACTTTAAGATCATTTGAATATTTATTAGAATGCTATAGGAGAGATGCATTAAGCTGTGTTGATCAACATCAGGTATTAGATTTTAATTTTGATCAAGCTGTTGTTTATAACTCTGAGCAAGTTTCAGGATATTTGAACTTAAATATTTTTCCAAAAAATAATGTTACTCTAAGTCTTCAGTATCCTAAACTTAATAGCAACCTTAGTTCATTTGATATACTATTTTCTAAAGAAGAAAATAAATATAGATTTAATCAATTCTGGGATATAACAAGAGATAGAGATGAGTTTCCTATTGGTTCAAATTATCCTCCTACAGGTCCATTAGTTCCGGGAACTACACAGTTACTAGGAAACTATGCATCTGAAAATACATGGATTACAAGTCCGGATGGATATACAAGAGTTCTTAATTCAAATAACATGGATTATAACAAACCATTATTACAGAGAAAAAAGATTAGACATTATATGAATTTCTTAACTTTAAGAAAAACAAATTCTGGTAATGTTAACATGAACTTGAAATTAACTAATAGTAAGAATCAAATATCTATCAGGTAATGAGTAATAAGAAAGCACTACAAATAGCAACTAAACAACTTAATAAAGCAAAAGCACCAAGTAAACCAAAGGACATAATTTATGATCCTAGAGGTCAATGGAAATACCCTGGACAAAATACAAGAATACCAAGTAATAGAATTACTATGAAAGGTGTACCATATCCAGTATATGGACAACCCAATAGAGGGCAAGCACAAATGATGTACCCAGGTGCAGAATATTTGTTTCCTGGAGCAGACTATGTAGATGAATATCCAGAGATGGCTGTAGGAGGTGCTGCAGGTTGTCCTCCAAATTGTCCACCAAATGCTAATGATAGTTTAGCTATTTATAAAAATGCACTAGAACAAAAAGCCTACTATGATAAACTTAGACAATATTTTGAACCTCCTAAGTTAGATAAAGACCCTTTATCTCTTAGTACAGTTAAAAACAATATAAAAAAACTTGAAAAAGAACATTTACAATATACAGATCAATCATTTTGGTCACCAGAAGAAAAAAAGAAATTTAATGAAATAAAAAAGAAAATTAAATCAAATAAAGATCCTAATATTAGTTATATAGTAGATGCAATTACTGGAGCACTAGATCCAAATGCTCCAGCACTAAGATATGATTCAAGAATATCACCTCAAGGAATGATGAACTATGATCCTATTGAACAAAAATTTACAAGTAGAGAGCAAGCAATAATTGATAAAATAGAAAATGATAGAAAGACAAGATTAAACATAGGTACTATTACTCTTTATGATCCAAGTAAAGCTGATTCGATGGGAGGTACCAAAGCTCAATGGTTAGATTATGCTAAAAAACATAAAATTCCTGAAAGAGAAATGATTGGTATTTTGTATAAACAAAAAATGAAAAATGAATCAAGACAAAAATTAAAAGGATTTATGACATATATTCCTTACTATGATCCAATAGCGGTTAAACCAAGTAAGTTACTTACAGATGATGAAGTTAGATTAAGATATAAAAAGTATGGTAGAAATGGAATTTCAGAATCTCAATTAAAAAGATTAGGTTTACTTGATGATAAAAAATCAGATGTTGTAAAGGATAACAAAAATGTTAGACCACCTGTTAAAGATGTAAAACAAATAACAGAACCAGAACCTATTAAAGATGATGTAGTTAAAACACAAGATAATGTTTATAAAGATGTAGTTCTTGATAAGCTACCACTTAAGGATATAACATTAGATACACCTAAAGGAGAATTAATACAAGGTGAACCGGAAGAATACTATTCACCTCAATATATTCAACCAGGATATAAAAAGACTTATCCTGCTTTATATATGAAACATCATACTTCTGGACAACTTATACCACATGCTAGACCAGCATTAACAACTCAATATAAAGCAACACCTTATTCTAGAGTATTACAAAAAGTAACTGGCTATGATCCTAGATATATGGAAGGTTACACAGATGAAGAAGGTAACTATATTCCGGGAGAAGCTGAAAAGGCAGAGTTAGAAAAAAGAAGAATACAGTTTAAAGGTCTTAGTAGTCCACAGGATAAAGCTGCACAAGAAGAATATAATAGAGCATATGATGAATATGAAAATGAAAAAGCTAAACAAAAGTTTTATTCTAATATTATAAAATCTGGTGTTTTTCAAAATACTCGTTCTAAGTATCAGCCTGGAGGAGAAACAGGATGTCCAGAAGGATATGCATTTAATCCAAGAACTGGAGAATGTGTAGAATGGAATCCAACAATATGGAGTTCAGAAGAACAGCCAACTTCATTTGATCCAGTAGGAGATGTTATATACATGAATCCTAATGATAGACAGGAAGGTATGTCTGATGAAGAGTATGCACAACTATATCAAGATCAACTTGAGCATGAACAGTTACATAGACTTCAGTGGAAAAATGATGAACTGAAAGGGCAAAACCAAATACCTTTAAGAATGCCATCTACAGTTGATAACCAAGAATATCCGGGTGATCATTACTATAACAGAAGATCTGAAGAAGTAGACTATCTACATAACTATTGGAAAAACCATCATCCGGAAGAAGCTGAATTTATTCCAGATGATGTTATATATAATAGTGAGACAGATCCTGCTATGTATGTTCTTCCTTGGACAGTAGAAGGAGAAGCAAGGGATTATGAGTATGCTACACATGGTGGTATGGAATCTTTGTTTCCTAAAAAACAAGATGGAGGTCAATCAGATTATCTAGAACTAGAACTTACTCCGGAAGAAATAGAAGAATACAGAAAAGGTGGTTATATAGTAGAAGATATTTCTATACCTTCATTAAATAATTACCAAGATGGAGGAGAAGAAACTGATCCACCAGCCGATGGTATAAAAGAAAAAGTATCTTATGCTGAGGGTGAAACACCGGAAGGATTTGCACAAGGAATGCCAGTGTATTCTGAAGTAACTAAAAAAGCTGAAGCCCCTTATTGGTTAGAGGCATCTAGAGAATATGAAAAGAAAAACTCTAAACAAGCATTTATTGATGAAAAGAAAAGAGAGTATCTTAAAAATACCAACAAGGGTCTTAGTAAAGCTGCAGGAATTTCTATGGATAATTTTCCAGAAGAGGTAGAAAAAAACTTTGAGAAAGCATATGACTATAAAAAGAATACTTATGTAGCTAAAAAGTTAGGTAAGGAATATGGCTTCTCTCCTAAGAAAAGAGGAGAGTGGGTAGACTATTTATCAAAAGGTGAAAGAAATGTAATTGCTAATTCTAAATTTGAATCTAAACTACAACCAAGTTTATGGGATAGAACATTAGCGGGACTTGTAACACTGACTACTCCATTTGATGCAAGAGCTAATGATGCTATGAATAGAGGAGAGTTACCAGGACTTACAAAAAAAGAACAAAAAGAAATTAAAGATGCTGAATTATTTGGTGTTCCTGTAGGTGGTTTAGAAGCATTAGCTGGGTTGGATGCTCTAGGTGTTGCTGCAGCAAATGCAATAGAACAATCCGGTAATGAATTTTACGGAGGTTCTTATAGACAAGCTCCAGGTGAAAATTTATTTTTAGGAGTAAGTGGTTTATCAGGACAACCTATGGCTAATGTAAAACCCGGACAAGTTGCAGCATTAAACCCTCTTAATTATACTTTACCATATGACATACCTATGTTAGGTGCTTCAGTAGTTAGAGGTGTTGGAAATCTTGGTAAGTTTGTTAAAGAAATGCCTTCTGCTTTAAATGCAAACTTAATACAAAATAGTGGAAGATTTGCTAAACCAAAATATGCAAAACTACCTGTTAATGTAGAAGCTAGTGAAATAGCAAGAATGAATCAAATTGATGAAGCCAAAGGAATTCTAGCATATAGAAATCCAAATAAATCACAAAACATAAAAGACTTTGTAGCAAAGACAAATTTATCAGATGATGATCTTGTTCAAATATTTGGAAAAACAAAAGAAGAAATTTTAAATTTAAAAAATAATACTAAACCTAATAAACCTCTAAGTAATCAAAGACCTGCTATACCTACAGAATTACTTCTTGATCCAGATCTTGCTCCAATTGCTAATAGTAATCAAGGTACCTTTATTAATGGTAGAATGATTAATAATAATGAAGATTTCTTAGATGTTTTAGAACAAGAAGGAAATATATATGATTACTTAATGAGTAATCCTGATACCTCAACTTTATTGTTAAATGATCCAGCAACTAGGCAAAGAACAATGGAACATTTAGCATATGGCTCTTCAAGTGAAGTACCAACTGCTGCAAGTAGTTCTTCTAGAACTGGATCACATTCTGATATGGCAATAGAAGCCATGAATCAAGAACCAGCCTACATGAGAAGAAATAGAGATCTTGCACAAAGATTAAGTAATGCTGCAGGTAATGCTACTAACTCAGGATACAACCGTGTATATAATATACAAGATGTAATTGATCAAGCTATTCATGTTCCAAATAAAAAATTATCAACTGTAGAAGAAATAAAAGAAATCCCCCAAAATATTAGAAAATTATTTGAACCTACTGTAGAAAAAAATTATGTTGAGGCTGTTCCAACTTTATATGCTTCCTCTTTTAAAAATAAAAGAGAAATGCTTGGAGCAATGAATGCAAGAATAAAAGAAGCCGTTGATAATGCAGACATAGGAGAAGTTATTACAGGATCTACTAACACAAGTTATAATTCATATTTACCACAAGTAGATATGATATTTAAAAATGCAGGTAAAGAAGGTCTTTCTGAACCAGTCTTCTTAGGACATCATATGATGAATGATTCTGGATTCTTATCTCAAAATCTTACAGATAATAAAAAAATATTAGAATATGTAAATAACAATCTGAATAAGATTCAAAAAAGAACTGGAAAAAATTTAAATCTAGGACAACATAAACCATATATAAAAAATAATTACATATATCTTCCACAGTATGGTTTAAGAAAAATAAGTGATAATGTTTCTAAAATTGTAAAGAAAGAAGGTGGAGAAATAATACTTGATAATATATCAGATGCAGATTTACAAAAGTATGTAGATGCAGGATATATAGTAGAAGAACTAGACTAAACTTTATAAGTTTAATAAATAAATTTAATTTTAGTATATTAATATATATCTTAGTACATGAAGAAAAAAGTAAGAATATATAAGGCTCCGGATGGTAACGGAAAATATATAAACAAAACTGCAAAGTTTTTAAGAAAGGCTGCAACAGGTGGTGTAGCTGATCCGGATGCTTATTATAATGAGTTGATTAAAACAGCATATGTATCTATTAAGAACAATAAAGATGTTAAAGATTTATATGATACATTTTTAGCTCAGAACCTAGCTCCTGAACAAATTAAAAAGTTGCTTAGTGATGTATATGGATTAATGATTGATAATGGTGAAATTAATCCTATTGATGCTCAGTTAACTTTAGATGATTTAGAAACTCAAATAGAAAGTGAAGGAAGCTCAGCTGCCCCAGTACAAGATGAATCACTTCAAGCAGCTGATGAAAATGAAGAAGCTAGTGAAGCCTCAGATGATGATGCAGAACAAATGAATCAGTATAGACAGCAGTCTATGGCTATTGCAATGCAACCCGGTGATGAAGAAGAGTTTGCTAATGAAACTGATGATAGATCATACCTTGGATATCAATATGGTGGTCCATTAATGATGGATGAAGGTGGTGAATATGAAGATGATGAAGATGCTGTTATAGATCAGTTTAATAATCAAATGACAGAAGATCAATATACTGGAGACATAGAAGATATAATGCAAACAACACCAGGAATGCAACAGATTACATTTCCAGGTATTGAAAATTACTTGTATGATTATCAACCTATATCTGATGGTCAATCTATAAACTACTTACAACCATTTGAAAATTCAGAATCAGAAGAACCTGAATACAAATTTGGTGGGCCTTATTCTAAAAAAAGGTTTATCAAGAATGTAATGAAGTTGGTTAAGAAAGCTGAAGGTGATGAGATACAACATACTGAGACTGCTACTCCTATGGATGATCTTACAAATACTGTTAAAGATAAAAAATCAAGCTTTATAAATTCTGTTAGATATTCTGCAAATGAAGCTAAGATAGGTGAAATGCATGATCAAATGCAACAGCAGCAAAATGCAGATCCAATGATGCAACCTCAAGCTGCAAGAGGCGGTATGATTTCACCAAGACAGTATAGAAAAATGTATAAGGCAATTATGCAAGCTCAAAGAGCTGCAGGTATGTCTAATTATGATGCCCAAGTAAGATTACCTTATTCAGGATTTGCTGGTTATTATAATACCTATGCTGGAATGCCGGGAACAGGAGCTATTAGTTATCCTGACCTAATGAGATATTATACATCTATACCACATACTGAAGTACATAGTAAAGATTTAATGCCGCATATACAAGTACTAGATACTGATATATTTGGTAGACCAAAAAATTATATTGTTGGTTCAGGATATAGACCAAGCTCACAAGAGCAAGCTGAAGATTCTGAAATGATTAATAACATCAAAGGCCAAATGTATCTTCCTTCTGATGATGCAGCAGATGCAGATAATGAAGAAATGCCAGAAGGTTATTCAGGAGAAGAAATGCCTGAAAGTTATTATTCAGATAGAGAAGCAATTGAAGAAGGTTTGGTTCCGGGTATGCAGTTTGGAGGTACATTAACTGCAGATACTGATATGCTAACTAAGTTTATGTATGGTCAAGCTACACAACCTGAACTTGCTAAAAATGTAAATGATCCTTATAATCAAGACATGACTGAATCTGACATGCCTGAAGCAAGATTTGGTAGAGTAGCAAGAGGATTGAGAAATGTATTAGTTCCATGGAATCCAATTGCAGGATATGCAGGTTCTTGGAAAAAACAAAGAGGACTTCCTTTTTATGCTCAATCTGGCAATCCATACTTAGGATCTTTACAAGGTGCAAGACCTGTAGCAACTCATGTAGATAAGACTACATTCATAGGAAGAAGACCAAAAGAATGGACTGAGTATTATCAGACTCCTGGAAGTATTGGATCATTTGATGCCGGCACAATGTATAAAGGTTCTGATGGTCAAATGCATTATTTTAATGCTGGTAATAATATGATGCAAAATCAAGTTCAAACTAAGTCAAAAAAACAAACTGAACCTGAAGAGTATAATACTGATACATCTGGTATGAGTGGTGCAGCAAGAAGAGCTGTAAGACAAGGTGAAAGAGAAATGCAGAGAAATGAAAGAAGAGCTGCTAGAAATCCAGAAGGTAATGTTCCATTTGATATTAATATGCCTAACAGAGAATCATCAGGATCTGAAAACCTTGGACTAGGTACCAGAATGAAAATGCTAAATGCAAAAATGCAAGGAGCCGGTAGATCTGATGATGATAATTTAGGATTGGGTACTAAGTTAAAAATGTTTGGTGCAAAACTATCAGGCGCAGATCAATATGCTAAAGGTGGTGTACCACAGTATTATCCTGGTGGACCAACTCTATTAACTTCTAAACCTGCATTTGATCAGTTTAAATCACAATGCCCTCCAGGATCTATGAAAGATCCTCAAACTGGATTGTGTAAAAACTTTGCCGGAGAAGTAGTTCCAAATAATCAAACAGCTACAGCTGCAACTATATTCCAACAAAATACTGAAGGTATTGGTGCTAATAATCCTATGGCATATAGTGGTACAAATAATCTTACAGGTCAAAATGCTATGCACTTTAATGCACAAGGTACCGGGTATGAAAACAAAGGTCTTGTAGATTTATCTGAACAAGATAAAAATAAAGGCAATTTGATTGGTGCTAAGTTTAGAAAAAAAGATATGCTTAATGTTGATCCTGAAGCTGGTGTTAATGTATTTAACATGGGTGTTAGAGGTGTGACAGGTTTAATAAATAGAGGAAATCAAAATGCATTAGAAGCTCAATTGTATAATCAATTTAACTCAAATAATCTTTCATCATCACAAGCTGATAAAATGAGAGGTCATTGGGTAGATTTAGGATCACAGTTAGGTCAATTTGAATTTGATAAAATGGGTCAGGACACAAGTGGTTATTCATCTTATGGTGGATATGGTGGACAGTTTGAAGATGGTGGAGAAGCTAATATAAATGACGGTGTAATGATTAATGAACCATATCCATATTATCCAGAAAGTGAAGATGTAGAAGAACCATTTCAAGTTGCAAAATCAGGTGGTGAGAAAGTTACCTATATGTCTGAAAAACAAATCAGAGAGTTTTTAGCAGCAGGTGGAGAATTAGAATATTTATAATTTTGTATTATGTACTACAAAGTAAGAATTAAAAAAATGCCAAAGGCAAGAACCGGTTATCAAGTAAGAGGTTCTTTATTTAATGATGTACCAGCTTTTGGTGGAGCAGATTATAATTCATATATAGGAACTCCTAACCTTAAAGAATCTAAATACATTACAGCAGTTCCAAGAGATAAAGCTAATTTAGAAGCAGAAGGTGGAGAAACTGTATTAGGTGATATCAATGGTGATGGATTTCCAGAACACAAAATTATAAAAGGACCAAGACACTCAGAAGGTGGTGTCCCACTTAATCTTCCAGATGATAGCTTTATCTTTAGTGATACTAAATCAATGAAGATTAAAGATCCTAATATATTGGCTATGTTTAATAAGCCAATGAAAAAATCTGGGTATACCCCGGCAGAATTAGCTAAATCATATGACTTAGAAAAATACAGAAAAATTCTTCAGGATCCAGACTCTGATATGATAGACCGTAAGACTGCTGAATTAATGCTAAGAAACTATAATGTTAAGTTAGCACAATTAGCATTAGCACAAGAAGCTAAGAAAGGATTTCCACAAGGGATTCCAAAAGTTGCTGAACCTGCTATGCAAGCTATGGGTCTTACTCCAGAAAGTGTATTACCTATGGACTTAAATAAATTAAAAGGTCCACAACAAGAAATGCCACAAGAAGAAGCGGAATCTCCAGAGTATCAAGAAGAAGAACCACAAGAACAAGAGATGGCTGAACAAATGAATCAAAACCAGCCAGTTGCAATGCCAATGCAGGAAGAACAAGAAATGGCTTGGGGTGGTGTTCCAATGGCAGAATACGGTATGACAATTGCAGATTATGGTATGCCTTTCTATGATATACCAAATGCAGAATATGGAATGCCTATGGGTATTACTTCACGTAATTATATGGGTAGAGAACCTATGTATGCCCGTGGTGGTATTTCTTATGATGATGCTTTTGAGTTATACAAAATGGACGGTGGAGGCAAAGTCTATAAAGAATCAGATTTACCAGAAGGCACAACTGTAAAATCTGCAAAAGATCCTTCTATTAAAGTTGGAGATTTTGTTAGAGATGCTGATGGTAATATTAGAAAAATTAAAGCTGGTTCATTAAAACAAACTGTATCATCAGCAACATTACCAGGTACAAGAGCAGAGTTCATAAATGCTAGTCCAGAGAATAAAGCTATAATGGATAAAGGTGATGCTATTCTTGATAGAGCAATTAGGGAAGGCAAAGCATATATAAAAAATGGAAAATTAAATCTTAAAGGTGATTTGAATTTATCATTTGAGGATAGGATCGCTTTAAGTAAAGCTTTAAATGCATCACAAGAATTTGGTACTGGTAAATATATAATTGGAACTCAACATAGAAATGATCCATATTCAAAAATGACTTCTGGAAAATTAGCAAAAGGATCTTTTGTTGCAGGATTTAAACCTGAAGATTATGAAAAAAGATATTTATTTGAAAAAGCAAGAGGTCTAGGAAATACAGAAGAAGAAGCTTTTAAAATTGTAAGTGATGTATATAGTGATAATAAAAAAATTGCACAATTAAGAAGAGAGTATTTAGGAGCTATTGGAAAGAAAAATTTAGCTGAAGGTAAAACAGACGATCAACTTTTAAACAATAGCTTTTATAAAACAAACTATGCTACTGTAACAGAAGGTATTGAACAATCATTAGGTGAATCTGGATATAGGCCTAAAATGGGTAATGAAGGTCTTTCAGGTTTTGAACATTTTGATGCAGCTGGGTATAAACCAGATTTCCAATATGAACAAGATAATACTTGTACTTGTACAGATGGAACTGTTAAAGAACTAGTTGACGGCAAATGTCCATGTGAAGAAAAAGAACAAGAACAACCAAAAAATCAAAAAGAACAACCATGTGAATGTACAAAAGCAGATGGTACAAAAGTTACATCATACTATGATGAATCTACTGGTGATTGTTCTCAACTACCATGTCAAGAAGCTGCACGTCCTACAGACATTCCAGCACCATGGTGGTTACAAGATACAATTAAAACTGCTGCAATAGCAGGAGATTTAATGGGTATTAAAAAATACATGCCATGGGCACCGGATCCAAGTCTTGTAAAACCAAGACCTGTATTCTTAGATCCTACAAGAGAATTAGCAGCACAGTCTGAACAAGCTAATATTCAAACACAAGCATTAGCACAATTTGCCGGACCACAAGCTTTATCTGCTAGATCATCTAGTGTACAAGGTCAAGCTGCTAAACAAGCTGCTGATACTCTTTCTAGATACAATAATGCTAATGTCAATATTGCAAATCAGTTTGAAATGAAAAGAGCTGATATTGATAACCAAGAGACATTAATGAAACAAGCTTCTAGACAAAAATTATATGATCAAAATACTATTGCTAATCAGCAGTTTGATAATTCTAAGAGAGCTATGAGAAATGCATTAGTTAATCAATATACTAATGCTATAACTAACCGTTGGCAAACACATGCTCTGAATCAAATGTTTCCTCAGTTTAATGTTGATTCTTCAGTAGGTGGTAGAGGTTTCTATACTGGTGTTAATAAAAAAATAACTCCAGGCACAGGTGGTAGAACTTACAATGACTTACTTTCATATTACAAAACCGATATGCGAATGACAGATGCAGATGCAATTAATGCAGCTGATAAAGCTTGGAAAAATCAATCTGCTAATAGTAATAATGATCTAGCAGCCTACAATGCTCACTTTGGAAAGAGAAAGGGAAAGAAAGGCGGAGAGAGCAATCATCCAGGGTTTTTATATGGTGATGTTACCTTTCCATTCATCCTCTAAACTTTAAAAGTTTATTAAACTTAAAAAATTTTAATATATTTATACTATAGAATCAATAAACCATGGCAACATATATACAAGGGGTTACAGATTATATTCCAGATTATCAGCCTTTTCAGCCTGATTTAAATTTCTACTCAAGTTTTTTGCAACATAAGCAAAATGAATATGATTCTAACTGGCAATCATTAAGTAATCTCTATGGTCAATATTTTAATGCTGAGCTTACTAATCCAGAAAATATTAAAATAAAAGATAAATTAATTAAACAGATTGATTTTAACTTACAAAGAGTTGCTGGATTAGATTTATCATTAGAACAAAATGTAGAACAAGCAACACAAATTTTTACACCATTTTACCAAGACAAGTCTCTAATGAGAGACATGGCGTATACTAAAAATTTTAATAATGATCTAGCAAGAGCTCAAGCTTTACAGTCATCAAAAGATACTAAAGAACAAGAAAAGTACTGGCCAATAGGTATTGAGTACATGATGTATAAAAAAGATGAGTTTGCAAAAGCTAAAAGAGAAGACTTAGTAAATATACCAGATACTAAATATATACCACGTGTTGATGCAATCAAGTTATATACAAAGACAGCATCTGACCTTGGTATATCTGCTGATATTACACAAACAGACGGTAGATATTTTGTAAGAAAAAAGAATGGTGATCAATTATTACAACCATTAGAAAATATCTTTGGTGCTACATTTGCAAATGATCCAGCTTTACAACAAGCTTATCAAGCACAAGCCTATGTAGAAAGAAAAAGACATATTGCTCAAAATAAAGGTAACTTTAATGGTGATGAATTAGCAACAGAAAGAAAGTATCTTACTGATCAATTAGCTGTAATAAAAGAATATTCAAAACTTAGAAGTGCTAAAAATAAAGCTAACACAGAACAAGTAAGCAAACAGCTTGATAAAGTAAATGAAAAGATATCTACTGGTCAAGGTAACCAATATTCAGATCAATATAAAAATGCATTAGAGGAAGCTTTCGGCATTGCACAAACTGTAGAAAAAGTTTCAACACAAGTTGAAGAAGCTGTTTCTCCTTCTAATTCAAATTCAGTTACATCAAGTGGTGGTGATAGAAACATTGAACCAAACATTGATGTACTAAGATTTCAAGTTGAAGCAGGCACCGCATCAATGTTAGCTGATCAAGATATATTGAGAGCTGCATATGAATATTCAAGAAAAGGAATGGTCATTGATGTTACTGCAGATCCATACGGAGTAGCTGCACAAAACAATGCATATAGAATGCAGCAACAACAATATGCTTCTCAATTAAAAAGAGAAGAGATGAAGTTGAAAAAAAACTATGACATTGAAGTTGCAACTGTAAAAGCTGGTCTTGAAAGTGGTTCTTTATTAACTGATGAAAAAGGAAATATAATACCTAACATGGCAGCATTTACACCTGTAATATTTAAAGGTAAAGATGCTTCTGGAGCTGCAACTGATGCTGTTACAAGTTTAATTAAAGAAAATCACTTATCATTTATAGATCAAACAAGAACATCTGCTGATCCAATGATCAGACAAATGACAAGATATATGAATGATGCAGTAGCTTCTGGGTTATTTTCAAGTAAAGAAGAAGCTAATAAATATTTCTTTGGTGATAAAAAAGGAAAGACTTGGTCTAACATAGATGAGTTTTGGTCTAAGTATGATAAATATGCCGGAGGATATCTATATGGTTTAAATACACAAAAAGATAGTAAGCTAAGTAAATTATATGCAAGAGTAGTACAGTTTGCAAAAGCTCACAGAGGAGATGATGATATATCAGCTGCTTTTTTAAATAGTAAAAGTCATGGTAAATTTAATGAGTACCTTACATTTGTTACAGGTATGCATACTGTAAACCAAAAAAATCATGATGCTATTTTAAAAAATATGAAAAGTAGTACAGAATTTGGAGGTTTACCTAATGATGTAAAAGATAAGTTAGCGTCCTTATTACTTACATCTGACAACAGCATGATGTCTGAAGAACAATTTATTAAAGCTGCTAAACCTATTATAGATAAACTTAAACCTAATTTACCTAAAAATACTGGTTACGGTGATTTTGAACAAGCTTTTAATTCAATGACTTCAGCTCAAAGAAATAAACTTAACCAATTACTTAAACAAGAAAATAAAAAGAAAGGTAAAAAAGATGCAGGAGTTATTTCTTATAGTAAGGAACTTAATAATCTTTCAGAAAGAGATGTAAACACAATTTCTCGTAAATATTTCTCTACAATCTATAATATAGATCCTAATACAAGTCAGCCAATAAATAATGAAAAAGTATTAAGAATTATGTATAAAGATGCTAGAAAAACTTATGTTGAATCTGTACAAAATAGTAAAGAAATATTAAGTATTACACCTGGTATTGGTGGAAAAGCAAATGCTACTTATTCTCCTGCTGAACAAGATTGGATGATATACCCATCTGTCATTGGTACTGATGGATTTAAAGGTTGGAAAGAATTAATTACTAATGATTTAGGAAATGTAAATTGGTATGATAGTAGTAAAAATAATATCAGTTTTTTTGGTGGTACTGTTGATGGTATAGATGAAACAAAAGGTTTATTTACTGATCCAAAAGAATTAGTAAATATATCTCAGTATGTATTAAGTAAACTATGGAGTCAAACAGGTGATAAAAAAGCATTACCATTTAGACTAGGTAGTAACCAAAGAGCTTTGGAAAAAAGAAATAAAGGTTCAATGACTGTTTATCCAGACTATAAGTTCTTGAAAGACTTGTTACAAGGTGATGGTCAAGGCATGCTAAATGAAAAAATGATAAAAGCAATGTCTACTAACGGGATTACTTTCATTACAGATAGTAGAAACTGGAACAATGCTGTATTTAAATCAAATCAATATACACCATTAGAATCAGTTGTACGCGCACTTGGTTCAGTTACATATGAACATCCGATGGGTGGTGGTAAGTACACTATAAGTGAAGATAGGACATCTACATCACCATATAAAATTAGATACAGTTTAAATGAATTAAATCCTGATGGAACAACTTCAACAAATGATTTTGTTTTACCACCTAATGCCTATAATCTTGAAGCATTAACAGAAGAAATGGTTGATGCAATGGATAATATGAGCATTTTTAATAAAGGTACTTCTATAGACATGAGAACCGGAAAATTTTCAAATCAATAAAAGCAATGGCAGAAGAACAAAACCCACTTGAAGGATTACCACAAGGTGAATTTATTAGACCAGCAACTACAGACGTTAAAAACTATTTGCCTTTTAATAACCCTATAACTCCAGATGATGAGTTATATTCACCTACACCGGTAAGACAACCTAGGTTAGCTAGACAAGGTTTACCAGGTAGATCAAGTAATATACAACAGTATGCTGTTAAAGATAAAGTAACTGCTTATCCTCCATTTGCTCCAAATCAAATGCCTCAAAGCTTTAAAAGGGGAGATAGATATTCAGATCATCTTAATACAATGATCCAAAAGAGAGCTCAGAGCAGTATAGATTCAAATGTATATGCTAAACCTTTTATGTATGATGCAACAGCATCTGGAGCTAACAAAGCAAGGTATAAAGCATATGGTCAAAAAACTTATGATAGAGTTGGATTTAATCCGGAAATAAATAATGAGGAAGTATTTAATGCTAATACATCTATGTTAGATGATTACATTAGAATGGGTACTCATGCATTTTTACCAATGCTTACTAATGGTCTATTTGCTAATCCTAAAAGTTACGGAAAGCTGTTGTCTGGTGACATAGGACAGGATCTTAGTGAAGCTGAAGATTATGAAAATTATAACAATCTAGGTTATTCAACTAAAGGTGGTGTATTTGGTTTTATAAATAACATGTTTAACAGTGTTGCTTATAGTGCGGGTATCATGATAGAAAGTACTGCTGAAATGGCTTTACTAGGTGCTGTAGAAGGATCAATTGTAGGTCCTGAAGGTACTGTAGTTGGTGGTGCATTAGGTGGTGCAACTGGAGCTGTAAAAGGTTTATTCAGTTTACCAAAAGCATTATGGAACATGGGTAAGTTTGGAGGAGCCATGGTGAAAAATCTAGGTAATTTAGAAAGATTCAGTGCTGCCCAAAGATTGTTTAATACTGCTGCAAGAACTACTGTTAACTTTATTAATCCCATAGAAAATACTACAAGTGCATTAAAAGCTGCATATGGTGAAGCTAACAACTTAACTAACTTAGCAAGAGCATCAAAGTCAGCTGCTGGATTTTTTAGAGATGTAAGTTTTATAAATGCAGCATTTTCAGAAGGTAGACTTGAAGGAGGAATGGTTGAAAATAATGCTTACAGATTAGGATATGATAGATTCTGGAAAGAAAATAATAGAGCCCCTAATGAACAAGAACAACTTGATTTAAGAAAAACAGCAAAGCTAGCAGGTTTTCAGGATACATGGAAAAACGGATTATTAGTAATGTATACTAATAAAATTGCTTTTCCTAATTTGTATAAAGGAAACATGCTTACCAGACTTACTAATAATGTTGCAAGAATAGGTGATGAGTTTGATATTATATATAAAGCAGCAAAAAGACAAGCAGTTAAAGCTGGTGAAGATGTAACTAAAAAAGTAGTTACAGAAGGTACATATGAAATTGCTGATTTTAATTTAAGAAATGCATTAAAAGGATTAATAAGACCAGGAAACTTGGGTAAAGCTTCTTTAAATTATTTCAAGACTAATTTAATGGAAGGTACTCAAGAGGTTATGCAAGATGTTATTGCTAATGCAACTGAGAAGTATTATTTAGATGCTTACTTTGATCCGGCAAAACAAAACTTTGATTACTCTATAGGTGCTCTTGGAGATGCTTTTGGTGCACAAGCTGGTGAAAGAGGCTTTGAAACATTTGCTTCTGGATTCTTTATGGGTATGATGTTAAAACCTTTTGGAGGAGCCGTACCTAGATATGCATCTATGATGTATACTAAAGCTACTAAAAGTGCAGAAGAGTATGAAACTTATATAAAAGAAAGATCTGAATATGGAGAAAGAGTTGTAAAGGCACTTAACCGTATGGATCAAAATCCTGCAGACTTTTTAAATGACAGAAAAGTAAACTATGGTGTTGCTGCTAAATTATCTAAAATACATAATGATGATGACACTACTACTAAAGAACATAAAGATGCAGTACAAGTAGGTTTTTCTTCAGATGTTTTAACTGCATTATCTTCTGGAACTTTTGATATTTGGAAAAAGAACTTTAGTAGGTTTAAACAATTAAATGAGAAAGAGTTAGAACAAGCTTTTGAGTTGGAGCCAGGTGAAGGTGGTAAAGCTAAAAAGATGCTTGATGATTATCTTAAGAAAGCTGATAAGCTTCAAGAGAGATATAACTATGGAATGAAAACATTTGGCAGTAAAATGGTAGATGTTAGTAAATTAAAAAAGGGTACACCTGAGCATGATAAAGCTACCATTTACAATTTAGCTCTTGACAGAAGTATTAAGAATATGATATTTATGCAGGACTCTTTTGATAATAATCTTGAGAGACTTGCTAAAATGTACAAAACTTGGTCTCCTTTAGATCCAAATGCAAAACTTCCAGGATTTGATTTTCAAACCTTAACTGACCCATCACTACTCAATAACACTATAGATATGCTAAGTGCTGAACTTGAAGCATTAAAGCAATCTATGGAATCAACACAACCTAATTTAGTATTATCATCTAAAGTAGATGATAAAGAAGAATTATTAAATACCCTAAAAGAATTCAGCAAAAGCCAACTTGACTTTTTTAAAGCTAGGTTTCAAAATGATGCATTTAATGAAGCAAGAAAGAAGTACATGGAAGAACAAAATCTTTCTGAAGGTGATGCTGAGTTAAAAGCATTTGATGAAATTGCAGGTCAGTATAAAAAATCTGGTGTTAATCCTGTAGATAATTTTAAATCAAGCTTTAGTAATTTATTAAAGAAGCTAGCCGGAAGTGATGTTAACTATCAAAAAATGTTAAATAGCTTAGGTAAAAGTAAAAGCTTTGATGATGTATTTAATGATCTAGTAGATATACATGAGTTGAGTTATGAAAATTCAGTAATGACTCCTTACATAAACTTATTACTAGATACTGATGGTTTCTTTGAGCATGTCAATAGAAACTTTGAGTGGATGAGTAATTTATATAGTAATAAAAAAGAATACTATAAAGATGCTGTAAATAAGTCTATTGAGCTTAAAGAATATAATGACCTTTTAAAAAGTCTTTCTGATAAAAACATCTATGTAGATCTTGAGCAGTTTGCTGATTGGATGGAGGATAAAAACAATCTTCCTGATTATTTTATTGATGCTACATCTGGTGCAGAAAGAATTGTGCCTAAAGGTAGTATGCTTTATGGTAAATATGTTGAAGAGTTTGAAAGAGTAACTAAGATACAAGAAGAAAAGCCAGCCGGAAACCCTGCAGATCTTAAAGGTCAAATGGAACAAGAGATTGAGGATTTAGAAGAAAAGAAACAAAAAGAGTTAGATGATGCTGAGTTAAACTTCAAAAGAGACATTGAAGAAGAAAGAGGAGCACCACTTGAAAAGCTTAGAGAAACTGAAGCTGAAAGTACAAAAGAAACTACTGTTGAATCAGAACAAGATCCAACTCAAGCTGTCTTAGATAAATTTCAAGAAGCAATACAATTAGTTGAGTCAGAAGATATAAATGATGTATTTAATGCATACAATGTTATCTGGAAAAACTCATTAATAGATATTGATCAATTTAATGGTGATGTAAAAAAATATGAAAAGTTCTTTAATCAAAGAGCTAGAAAAATATTAGATGACAAAAAGAGAATGGCAGAAGAAATAATGCCATTAGCTGAGTCATATGATTGGTCTGATGAAAATGAAAAAATCATGGCAGCTGTAAATAATGCAGTTGTTATGGATATTGTTAATGAAGAAATTGAAAAAGCAAAACAAGAAACAGTAAAAACAGTTCAATCAGAACCGGTTGTACTTGTTGAAAATTCTGAGTCATGGAAAGATTACCAAGCGGTAATCAAAGCAATAGAAGAAAACTATGATAAACTTATCAAACAAGTAACAAAAAAATATGCGGAGCAAGGTCTACAACCAGAAGGAGTAGAAAAAATTACTATTAATACTGAGTGGGATAGTATTCCTGATGAGAAATTCAAAAGTAGATTAACAAAACTTTTTGATACATATCTTAAAGGAAGAGGTCAAGAGAACTTACTTGCAGAAGATCCTGATGAATATGCTAGACTAAGAGGTAACTGGTTCAGAGAACAAGGTGATCTTATTGATGAGTATAATGCAAATACTGCGGCTAAAGCTATTAAGAAAGAAAGAGAAGCTACTATGCTTATTGAACCAACTCTTAAATACTTTGAGTCTGATGGAGACATGGTTTCTAAACCACTAAATTATCTTAATAAAATTCTAGACGGTTTATTAGCAGTTGATGAGTTAGGAATGAAACTAAATAAAAAGAAAGAAGTAGTTCCATTAACTAAAAAAGAAAAAGAGAATTTAAAAAATGATATAGCAGCAATTGAAGAACTTATAGAAAAGAAAAGAAACATTGCTACACCTATATCTAACTTTGAAAAAAGCTATAATATATTTACTCAAAATATTCTTGATAGACAAAAAGAAGTTGAGCAAATACTTGATGCTGAAGGTAATGTTGAATCTAGAGTACTAGATGGTAAAACACCTGAAAGGGTGACAAATATTGCAGAGGCAATTGACATTGAGTTAACCCCGGGTAAAAAACCATACGTATACTCTCCACTTGAAGATAAAACTAAAGATGTATTTGATGATGAGGGTAATGTAATTGACCAAAAATTTATACCATCACCAGTATTAGAAATATTTAATTTAATTAATGATGATGACTCAATAAAACCTGAAGCTAAAGCAGATAAGTTTGTTGAGAAGTTTTTGCAATTAAAGTATCCTGCATTTGAGGAAACTACAAAGAATAAGATTACCGGTAAAAAAGTTGAAAACCCTAAAAATGAAGCACTTAGAAAAGCTTTAAAAGAAGACTTTTCAAGAGAAAATGTAATTAAAACTATTCAAAATTTATCATCTAAAGAATCATCTGATGTTGGTAATACAATGGATGTTCTTATAAAAGAATTTTTGACTAGAGAAGGTACAGGTTGGAAAAAACTAACCAAACCGGATAACATGACACAAGAAGTCTTTGATAACTTGTTTGGTACCAGAGGTATTATAACTAGATTTAGAGATGGAATTATTGATGGAAAATATATGATTGTAGGTGCCAGTACACTTGTGTTTGATAAAACATTAGGTGAAAGGGGTATTGCAGGTGAGACAGATTTAATTGCTATTGATGACCAGGGTAATTTTAATATTATTGATGTTAAAGCATTAACTAATGATAAATGGAAAGCTTTTGATGGTGATATAAGATTAAAAGAAAGAATAGATGAATTAACAAAAGAAGGTAAGTCTCAAGATGAAATAGATAATGATGCTAAAGTTATTGAAGCTAAAAAAGATGCCTTTAAAAGTAAAAAGAAATACTTTAGTTTACAGCAGTCTATTTATAGAAACCTATTCTTTAATATGACAGGAATCATGCCTAAAGAAATTGGATTATTACCAATAGAAGTAGAGTATGATAAACTAGGTAATATAGTAAGTGCAAAACTGTCAAACTTAGTACCAGAAGATTTTAGTACTATTGAGCTTAAGTATATGCCGGAAGTAGAGACTAGAGTTCCTTTAAAGGCTGCTCCAATTGCTAAAGCTCCTACAACTACCCAACCTACTGAAGCTAAAGAAGAAGATGTTTATCAAGTAACTAAACCTAAGTCAAATAAACTTTCTAATAACATTGGACAAACTGTAGTATATCAAGGAGAAATAGGTAAACTCATTCTTAATGCTGATGGAACATATGGTGTGCAGTTACCAAACAATATTATTAAAACTCTAACCTTTAATATCAAAGATATAATAGATGGTAAAACTACATTTGATCAAGCTGGTGTTCTTCCTGTACAGTTAATTACTAACTACGGTCAGATCACAAAGATTGATGGTACTGAGATGAATGCTGAGTTTTTAAATGATGAGGAAACTAAAGCTGTAGTAAATGGAGTAATGTATACAGTTAATAGAAATGAACTTGGTAACATAGAATCATTAACATATGAATCTAATGCTAAAGACATTGCTGATATACAAGAAAAAATATCTGACCTTGATGAGGAGTTAGCTAAATTAAAAGAAGAATCAGTTACACTTACATCAGAAGATAAGTACAATCAACTACAAACTAGAGTTCAAGAATTAACAAATGCTATTGCTAATACAGAAAATGAGGATGTAAAACAAAGACTTACAAAAAAGAGAATTGTTATTTCTAGTCAGTTTGCACAAATGAAAAATGCACAAAATGCAAATGTTAGAAAAATAGCACAATTAGAAATTGAAACTAAGTCTCTTGAAACAAAGCTTAAAAATTTAGAAGCAAGTAATTATATAAGAACACTAACAGGCGGTAATGCTGATAATATAATCTTTGCACTCAATGCATTGCCAAATAGTTTCCAAAAGAAAACTGCTAATTTAAAACCTAAAGATCAAGAAACAATCCTTAAAGAAATTTCTAGATTATCTGTAGCACCTTCTACTTCAGAAAGTATAGATGAAATCTTTGAAGACATGCCTTACTCAGTTGATAGATTGTGGGCAGGTGGAATTAATGCAATTAATGAAGCTGACTTAGCTGAAATTAAAACTTGGACAAATTCTGCAATTCAGAAATTAAATGATTTAGCTTCTGTGTTATTAAATAAAGGAGATTTAATTGATGATGTTACAAATCAAGTCAATGCAATTAATAATTTTGTAAGCCAGTTAAGCTTAATTAAACTAAATAAAGATGGAAAAATCAGCAAAAAGCAACCAAAAGAAGCAAGAGAAGCCTTCAGCCCTGAGACCAGCACTACTACATCTAAGGATGAAGTCACTGCCAGTGGACAGGCAGAGGGAGCTACTGGACAAGATACAGGAGTTAAACCAACACAAGAGCAAATGAAAGCAGCCCTTCGGGGTATAAATGCATCTGCAGATGAGTTACTTGAAGGAATAACAACTGAAGAAGGTGAGGCTGAGTCAATTGATAAGACAGCAGAGTTTGTATCTGCAATGAATGAAGCTAAATCAGACAAAGAGTTAGATAAAATTTACTATGAAGCATTAAAAGAAATTGATGAAAATCCAGCTGTTGGAACATCAAGTGTAATTATAGATGCTTATAAGAAAGCTAGAACTAAATTAGCTATTGAATTATCTGCAGAAAATGCTAAAAATGATGGTTATGTTATTGTAAAAGATGATAACTTTGAGTACTCAAGAAAAGGAACTATTTGGAATTTTGGTGGGGTTAATAAAGATGGTTCTGTTGTACTAAAAAGTATTTCTGGAACAGAATTACTAACAGTTACAGAAGAAGAATTACAAAAATATTTTGGTAGAATAAATGAAGAATCTATGGCACAAGCTGATGTTGAAGTCACACAAGAAGATCAAGAACTTGCAAATGCTACTACAAAAACAGTAGAAGAAGCATTAGCAGATTCAACAGTATTAAGAAATGCTGAAAAAGAAGTAAATGAAGCTCAACAAAAAGGTAGCTTTAGAGATAAGTTGAAAAACAGAAAATGTAATATTTAAGAAATGGCTTGTGAATTAAATATAGAAGATGCTTTAGCTCTTTATCAAGATATTTATGAGGATATCAAACAAAAAATTGATGGTGCAGACCCTAAAAAGTTTAATATAAGTACATATATTAAAACTTTATATAATGATTTAGTGGATCCAGAAGATCCTACAAATGCATTACAGGTAGCACAAGCTGTACCTCAAATTTTAGATTCATTGATAGCTAACAATAGAGATGTTAAAAATTATTTTCTTAAAAATAATATTGACAGAAATGCTATAGATAAGTTGTTCTTTGATTTTGAAGACATTAAGAATGTTGCAAAGTATGTAAAGACACCAACAAGAAGAGTTGCTGAGGTTAAAGCTGATATAAAAAATGTTAGTAAGAATTCTAAAAATGTAGAGATTAAAAATCCTACTCCGGCTGTTATTGCTAAAAGTGCTACACAAGCTAATAGCGCAATTATCTCAGATGCATTAACTACACAACCCCAGTTTGCAATTCCAAAAGATCCAACTAAAGTAACTCCTGAAGAAAAAGATTTACAGGATCCACAAAAGGTTATGTTTGAAAATGTAATCAAACAAATTATCTATATTGCAGAAGAAAGAGCTGATGATACAGAAGATGTTGTATACCAGGGTAAAAATCTAGCTATTAGAGCAGTAAACTTACTTGACTTTCCAGAGGAGTATTTAGCAAATAGTGAAAAAGACTTTAAAGCTCAAAACCCAAGTAGTGATTTGATTTTATCTGCAATAGTAGATACAGATGGTAACTATATTTATTTTACTGAAGATGGTAATATAACTGAAGACCCGTCTAAAGGTAGAATAGTTTATCAGTATATAAGAAAAGTAAGACTAGAAAAAGGTGCTCTTACTCTTATGAATAGATCAAACTATGCATATTCACTTCTTCCGGCTGAAACTATTGTTGATCAAGAAAATGCAGCAATAGAAGAACAAGATGGCATTGGTATGAGCAATAGTGAGTACAATGCTAAAGTAAAACAAAAAAAAGCTGAACAGAAAGAACAGTTAAATAAACTATATCAACTAAACAATGTTGTAAATGAAAATAGAGATAAAGTTTATTTACTTCCTATTACTGGTGGTTCTTTTGGAATTATAAAAACAACTTTTCTTCCATTAGCACAAACAGATTTAAAATTTAATGAGCTTACTAAACCTATTATAGGTGGTAAAAAAAGTGGTTATATCCAAGTTGGTGTAAATAAACAAGGCACCGCAGGTCTTATTAGAAGTCAAGTATATCTTCAGAGAGGAAATGTTGATGAAGCTTTAGCTAGAAAAGTAGCTCAAGTTCTTACTACAAATGCTACTTTTCCTAATGGTGAACCATTTACTGTTAATCAAAGAGCTGCCTATGCTCAAAAGGTGTTTGGAAACATTACAAGAAATAAGTTTAATGTTGAAGCACTTGATGTTGATGGTGTACTTGAACTACAAGTAAAGATAGCAGGTCTCCCAATAAATCAGGATGTACTATATACTCCAGAGTCTGAGGAAATGATCTTTAATCATTTGATGAATGCTGTTGAATCATCAGATGGTATAAAGTATTCAGCTAATGTGCACTATGATGGTAAATCAATACGTAAAGACATTACAGATTATGAAATTGAAGGTGATAAAATTAAAAAGATAGAAACATTATACTTTGATTTTGTAAAACCATATGTATTAATTGAATACAGTAATCAATCTGGTCAGTTTTTCTTAGGAAGAAATGCTTACTTATCTTTAAGTATACCAAATGAAATACTTCCTCTAACAGATGATAGCTATGATTTTGCATCTGTAGCTACAGAAAAGAAAAAAACTGCAAGAAAAACTACTAGAACTAGAACTGCAACAACTAAAGAACCAGTTGTTGATGTAGAACCAGGAGAGGTAGTCTTTGAAGTAAAAAGACAGTACTCTAGAAATGTTGCTATTACTAATATGGAAGTAGCAGATGCTACTGTAAATATTGCTGCTGACTTTTCTAAAGGTGACGCAGCTGCTGTAAGAGATAAGAATTCTCCAAAGTATTTTTACCTTGCATTAACTGGTAAGAAAAATGCAGCATTACAGTTATCTGATGCAGCAATTACCAATTTAGCTAAGCAACTTAATAAAACTAATCCTGAAGTATTAAACTTTGTAGGAAACAATATTGTTGAGTTACTACAATCTCCGGGAAAGTATACACAAGAACAGATTGATAAATTTATATTCAATATTTTAGATAAGCTAATTCCACAGTTAGATCTTAAACCACTTGAGATTGTTACTAATGGTGAGTCAGGTGTATCTGAAGCAGTTGTAAAAGCAGGAATGAAATTAGGATTACCTGTAAGAGTTACTGCACCAAAAGGATATGCATATACAGAATGGTATTCTAAATCTAAAAATAAATCTTTTACTGTGGTAAATAAGAAAAGATTTATGGCAAGATTTGAGGAGCAACCAGAGCAGGCTGATCCAGATAAAGTAAAATTGTCTAGAAAAAGAAAAGCTGTATCAAAATCTAAAGAGGAAAACAAGAAGGTTACAAAAAAGATAGTTTCTAAGAAAACCACGACAACACCGGTGGCTGCTAAAACTAAAAAACAAGCTGCTAAAACAAATCTTACTGCAGCACAAGAAGCAGAAATAAAAAAGAAACTAGAAGCATTACAGAAGTTAGCACAAACCTCAGCAAAAAAAGTTTCTTTATTTAAAGAGAATGACACTGAATTGGAAAGATCTAAATCAGTAGGTAGCTTTTTTGATAGATTGTTTACTACTGAAGCTGAGAAAAGAAAAGTTAGAGAATGGTGGGACAATCATGTTTTATCTAAGTATCTTCCTGTTGAAGTAATAACTGAAATTGTTAATTCAAATGCATTTGCAACTTGGACCAAACATGGTATTACTTTATATGAAGCAGATGGTGGTACTTCAGTAGACTTATATCATGAAGCATGGCATGGTTTCTCTCAGTTATTCTTAACTCAAGATGAAAAAATTGAGTTATATGAACATATGCGCACGTTCCCAAAATGGGAAAATGCAGAGTATATAGATATTGAAGAAGCATTAGCTGAAGATTTTAGATCTTATGCTAAGTTCCAAACTAAGTTCCCGGGAATAGTAGGTAAAATATTTACTAAGATAGGTAACTTTTTAAGAGCAATGTTTAGTAAGATTACTAGAAGAGATCTTACAAGACCTAGAGATATTGCAATGGTAAAAGATCTTTATGATAAACTTTACAAAGGTGAGATCTTAGACTTTACATATTCAATGGATAATGTATTCCCAGAATGGCATTCATTAAACAGAGACAAAGTTCCACAACCAATAACTAAAGAGGCTAAAAACTTTGAAGAGTTTACTATAGATGAAGCTAATCAAATAAATGTTACATTAGATAACTTAATTGGCCGGGCTATTGAAGTATATAATAATGAACTAAAAACAAAAGCTGGTCCTGTTAAAATCTTTGCTGACCCTCAAAATAGAGTTAAACTTTATAATCAAGTATTATCTGACTTACAAGATGAGGAAGAAAGATACATTGCAATGAAAACTCTTCATGAGGAAAATATGACAGACTCAGAAGAAGATTTATACATATCAGAGCAGCTTAGTGATAAACTGCAGCTTCTTACCAAGATGATTAAAAACTTTGGAGACATAGAAAAATCATTAAGTGGTAAAGAAAAAAATAAAGGACTAGTAGCATTTCACATTAGGAATTCTAGGTTCAATGTATTAAAGCAAGCTTATCTTGATGAAGATACTACTGATCTTGATCAGTCATATACTTTTAATGATGATAGAAATAATAAATTCAGTGCTAAAGATTTAGCTTCTGAAGATACTATGATGTTATTAGGAAGTATATTCCAAGTAAAAAGAGATTCAAAAGGTATGGTCATAAGAGATGAAAATGGCTTTGCTGTAAGAGAAACAGATTACTTTGGATTTGATCAACTAGAAGATATCAATATAACTTGGAGTAGAGTAGCTAAAGTTCTTGCAGGATCATTAGATCCACAAGAGATCATGACCAGACTAAGAACTAGTCAAGCTAATTATCCTGAGTTTGAACAGTTGATTAACATGTTACCTGATCCATATAAATATGGTGAAGAGGCATACAAAAATGTTTCAGAAGAAAAATTAGAAACAAACTTTTGGCAAGATTTAAAGAAACCAAGAGTTACTTATATTCAGCTTACTATAAATAAAACTATTACCCAAAAAGAACAAAAAGATGAAATGGGTAAAAAGATTGCAGAAGAAAAGTCTAAGTTTGAATCAGGAGTATCTAAATCTAATTTTTCTATTAAATCAGTAATACAAGATTGGGAATCTAATTTTACAACATCAACTCCAGATACTAATCCATATGTAGATTTTGATGATTATGATAATCCAATACTAAATACTGGAAAAATTTTAGAAACCTTTACCGGTAAATCTGGTTTTGACAACAAACTAGCACTTAAATTTTTAAATACTTTAGGTATTTACTTAGATACTTATAGTCCTGACATTAATACAATCACACAAGATTATGTAAAATTAAGTAATGCTTATCAGTTAAATCTAATGCTTGATACAATAAAAACTGTACACCAAGCAAGTAAAGGTACTGATTTAAAGAAAATTGCAGATGCTGAATCTTTTAAAAGAAACCCGTTAAAATATCTACAGGAAGGACTACCAAAATCACTCCGTAAAAAAGAAGGTGAAAAAGGTGATGTAAGAAGTAAGATAATGTCATTAGCATCATTACAAGCTGCTTTTTCAGATGGTTATTCAAACTTTAGTGTACTTACTCCAGAAGGTAACAGAGTATGGGATCAATTCTTAGATAACACAATTACAAGAGTTGTTACTTCCATTAACCTAGCAGAAACTTGGCAAGAACTTACTTTAGATTCTGCAGATCCTAATGGTAGATTTAGACACATGAGATGGTTAGCTGAAGCTAATAGCACATCTTCTAAATTTTCAATAATACTTAATTCTATTTTTTATCTAGATCCAATGGATATAAAAAGATATGGTAAAAAAAGAAAAGTGTTAAATCCTGAATCAAATGAGATAGAAGATGCTAGATTAATACTAAATAATGTTGGGGGAACTCAGTTAGTAACAGTAGACTCTAATGATGTTGTTGGAGTTTCTACAGCTTCATCAGATGGTACTACTAAGTTTCTTCAAGAAATGCATACAGTTTTACTCAGTGGTATAGAAGAATTCATGCGTCATGCATCTAAAAATACTGCAATGGGTCTAAGAACTGATGAGCTTAAGACTTATGATGGTAAACAATCTAAAAATCTTTATGTAGATATAACAGCCTTTAAACCTAATGCATTAGGAGAAGGTGAAAACCATGGCTTTGATATTGTATCTGGTTACATTGCTGCTGAAGCAAATAGAATATTTAGATATAAACTAAACAAAGAGACTCCTGACTTACCTATTGAAGAAAGAATGTCTGAATGGACAGGGTATAATAGAAAGGTAAGAAGAAAAGATGGAACTGTAGTTGATGCAGCAGAAGCATTTACAATATTTGATGATGTATTAACTAGCAATACTCAAAAAGAGATATATCAAATTATTGATAAAGCACTAAGTGAAGGTAAAGCAAGCTTTAATCTTAAGGATGTATTTGAACAAAATCAAGAATTAAGAACAAAAGCTAAAAATGATGTAACTAATTATTTTGAAAAACAAACTAAAGCTAACTTGGCAAGATTAGAATCTGCAAGATATATTGATGATAGTCTGTATGGTAAATCTTCTCAGCCGGGAATGTCACAAAAACAAGTTGATACTACCATAACAAAAGCATACACATATAATTCTTTCATACATAAAGTTGAAACTATAATACTTGCATATGGTGATGCTCTACAGTATAACCATGATAAAGAAGAGTTCCATAAAAGAAATGCGGGATTAACTTCAGGTGGTAGAGGCTTTAGGTCAGATATAAAAATGATAAGTTATGTTAATTCAACTAACTTTAAACAAAGATATTTAGAAAAACTTGGTATTGAACCAAGACAGTATGACGGTACTTTTGTTAGTGCAATTCTAAAAGAAGATGTAGTAGATCAATCTATTTATTATGATGAGTATTTAGAAGATCTTACAAACACTTATGAAAAAAGAATAGGTGACCGTGAGAAAGCAAAAGAAATGGCTGAAACTGCATTGAAGGATTACAAAGGTATGAAGCATGCAGATGGTCAAGGATACATATCTTTTGAATCATATAGATTATTTAAAAAACTAGAAGGTAAGTGGTCAGATGCTCAAGAAATGCTATATAGAAAAGTAGTTAATGGTGATAAAATTAATGTTGATGAAATAGTTGAGTATTTCCCACCATATAAATTACAGCATTTTGGGCACATTGAAACTAAAGGTTTAGGTCTTGTATCATTTCATAAATTTTCATTAGCACCATTAATTCCATCGTCTATTGCTAATTCTAATCTAGAACCTTTGCATAGAAAAATGATGGAGCAAAAAGTAGACTATGTAGTTTATGAGACTGGTTCTAAAGTTGGTCATATTGGTACAGGAGATGTTGTAATTAACAAAGATGGTTCATTTAACAATGATGTAGTATTTACTAAGAATGTAATATTTGCTGAGTATGTTAAAAACCAAACTGAAATAAATGCAGCATATAAAAACAAGTCTGTGTTCTCAACTCAGATGCGTAAGTTAATTCTTGAGGGTCTTTATGAAAAAGGTGTTATTGATACTCCTAAAGAAGATAACATTACAAATCCAAGAGTAAGAAGATATCTTGATAATGTATCTGAATACAGTGAAGTGTTAAAACTTCAACTCTTAGATGAAATTGGTTTTGAGCAAGTAGGAGATGAGTATGTTCCTGCGGACAAAAACAGTATTGAAAAACTAGCTAATTTAATTAGAAAAAATCTTGAAAGAGAAGATGTTTATGGAGATCATCTTATTGATCTTATAGATGTTACAGAAGATGGATCTTTAAGATATGATTTATCAATACATCCTGAAGCACCTAAAATAGAAAGACTATTGCTTTCTATTATAAACAAAAGACTAATTAAACAAAAAGTAAATGGTGAGTCATTGGTACAGAAATCTGTATCTATGTTTGATGGTGTATTTAAACTAGCAAATAAACCTGAAGTTAAATCAGAAGAATGGGCTAAGAAATATACGGGCTCAACTATATTACCAACTTATCATAAAAGAAAAGATGGTTTTACTGCTGCTGCAAAAGTAATGATTGCATTACAAGGTGATTATGCTAACTTACTTAATCTAGAAGATTCAGAAAATCCAGGTCAAATTATAGGTACTATTGATAGATTAAATGAGCTTATTAAAAATTCTGAGTGGGTTGATGCTAATAGAAAATTAATTACAATGGTAGGTGTTAGGATTCCGGTACAGGGTCTTAACTCTATGGAATTCTTTGAAGTGTATCATTTCTTACCACCAGAAGAAGGTAATGTTATTGTTGTTCCATCTGAGATTGTAGCTAAGTCCGGGGGTGACTTTGATATTGATAAGTTAACTATGTATATGCCTAACATTGGTGAGGACGGTACATATGCTGAGAGACTATTTACAAATGAAGATGGTAAGTCTGCATTAGATAGTTTAAAAGAACAGATAGCTGAAAGAAAAGCAGAAGGAAAAGATATAGATGATGTATTTGATATTCAACTAGCTGCATTACAAAATGAGCTTGTTGAAGATATCAGAAACATATTAGAGTTACCTCAAAACTATACTTCACTTATCACACCAAATGGTACTTATTTATTAAAAGATATTGCAGAAGACTTATCACAATATGTAATGGATTATGACCCTTACCAAAATATGATGAGTACTGAATATAATATGAGTGCTCCTGATAAAAATGGTAAGTCTAAAAAAGTAATCAGCCCTACAAGAATTGTAGAAGCATTATATAATGTCTATAAGCATGAATCTAATATCTATGGTAAAAGAACATTAGGTCTTGGTGCTGTTGAGAATACATTTAATGTGTTATTTAATTCAATACCGGGTGGTGTCTATATGCCGGATACTTTTATATATGGTACTGAAACAAATCCAAGACAATCACTATTATGGCTTAGACATAATAAAGTAAATATAAATGGTACAGATGTGATATCTTTATCTAATAGATATGATGTTGAAAATAGAGTTAAAATTGCTGATGTATTTTCTCAGCTAATCAATGGTTGGGTAGATGTTGAAAAAGATCCATGGATATTCTTTATTCAAGGTAACTATGAAGTAGCTCCGATATTACTTTATTTACTTAAAGCAGGAGTTCCAATAGAAGATGCTATTTACTTTGTTTCCAATCCTTTAGTAAGAGAGTATGTAGATGAGCAAAGAAAAGCTAAATCAACTTTTGCTGATGTCCTTGGTAGAAAACCAGACTCAAGAAACTTTGTAAAATATGAAGCAGCTACTCAAGTAATTGGTAAACATTTCCCTGCTGATCAGTTAAAAATGTATTCAAAAAATCTTGATAGATATGATACTGGTTATCAAATGGCTGTAGACTACCTTACTAAAAATGGACAAACTGAATTTGACAAAGAAGATATGTATAATCTTATTGTAGATTATAAAAAAAATGCTTTAACTCCAGAGCAAGAAGAACTTGCTAAAACTATGTTCTTACATTTTATTCAGATTGAGCAACAAACAGGAGCTCTTACAAGATTAAAAATGGCATCTAATCCGGATACCAATACTAAGTCTAGCGGAACTGAAGTTGAGATGTCTCAAGCTGCAATTGAAGAGATGAGATATAATACTAGTGTAATGCCGGGTCTTATTGATTTAATTAAGTCTGATTCAGTAATTGGTTCATTCTTTAATAACCCATTGGCTCTTGCATTAAACAATACTTTATTTACATTAAGATTTAATAAAGCTGTCTCAGGTTATTTAATTGCAAGAAGAAGTAAAATCCAATCAGATTCAGAAAAAATGTTTGGTCCAGGTAACATTGAAATGTTTACTAATACATTTAAGAATGATATTATAAACTACTTATTTCAAAATGCAGTAAGAAAGTATAAGTTATCTGATAGTTATAAATCATATGAATTAAAAACATCAATACCTGTAAAACTTATACCGCAGTTAAACAAATTTTCTTCATATGTAAAGAAAGAAACTGATGGTACTGCTACATTATATATTGATCAAAGTGCAATTAAAAAAGACTTTAAAAATGAGACATATGCAAAAGGCTCAGATGCTGAAAACAGCTATGAAAAATTAGGTCTATACCCTTTAGCTCTTGCAACATTTAAACAAAATTCAAGTACTAATGAAGGTGAGTACATAAGATTTGTAGCTGAGAGAGAATACTTAAGAAGCATTTATACTTTATCTGACTATTCAGAGACAGATGAATTTGAGACTTACAAGAAAGAAGTAAAAGCTGAGTTTCCTGGTTTATCTTCAGAAAAATTAGCTAGAATAACATATGAAAAATTCTTAGCTTTTAGAGCTCTTGAAAACACAATGAACCCGTATCATATGTTTAAAGATCCTAAAAACTCTTTTGCAGTACAAATGAGTAATGTACTTAAGAATAAAGAACTTGCAAAGAAGTATCCGGTACTTAGTAAACTAAAAGTGCAACCGTCAAAGGAAAACAAAATGTTTAACCTTTATGTTGCAGAGAAAGATTACACAACTGACCTATCAAACTTATATTATAAAAACTTAGAGGACTTAACAAACCCGGCAGTTAAAAAAGTTGCTAATGAAGTAGAGAATGAAAAGATAAGTGATATGTTTAAAAGATTACCTTTGTATGCATTTATGCAGACAGGTATGAATAAATCTAAGTTTAACTTTACTAACATTGTAAACTTTACAGATTTTATTGATATTGTAAACTCTGAAACTCAGGCATTTACAGATGCTATGAAGAATGACAAAACAGCTAATAGATTTTTAGACAACTATTACAAAATGTTTATTAAACAAAATCAAGATGTTAATAGAAGCAAGTTTAAAAACTATCTAAGTGATTTTAGTTTTGAAGAGCCAACTAAGACTGAAGAAGTTACTGATAAAATTAATCCGCAGTATATTTTAAAACCAACAAATAGAGAAAATATATTCTTATATAATGATACTACTAAAGCAGGAGCAGCACTATATAAAGGAATGGCTACAAATAATACTGATACAGTATTTGTATACGGAACTACAGTAGCTCATTTGCAGAATAAAGACAATACTAATTTTATATCCGGACAAACAGAGCTGTATAAACAAGCAAAAGATATGTCTGTAGGTCTACCAACAGCAGCTGATCTTATACAAGATAACTTAGCTACAATTCCTCAATCAGCATATCAGAAAATTAAAAACAACTGGGAAAGTAAAATTGCAAGTTTAAAAGGATTAACTAATGATGGTGTTAAAATTGCATTTTCTGAGAAAGGATACGGTAATTCAAGAGTGATGCCTCAAGAATTATTTGTATATTTAAGTAAGAGATTGTATGAAGAGTTTGGATATTTGAATCCTAACTCAATACAGTTTCAAGAAGTGTATGAAACAATTACTAATATACAGGGTATCTCTGATGAAGAAATCTTACAACAAAGAGATCTAGAAGAAGACCCGTTTAAATGTGATATATAATGGCTTGTATAGCAAAAGAAAATGCAATTAATTACTTAATTAAACATGGTGGTACTGATGATGTTAGAAAAGTAATTAACTATCAGAAGTTTGATGAAATCAATAATAAGCTGACTGGTATAGCTGAAGATAAGTATGGTCTTAAGACTAATGGTAATAAACTATTTACTATTCAGTATGAAGCTATTAATTACATAGCAGATACTCCAACATACAGAGAAAATAAATATACTGTACCAAGAGCTATTCCTAATGACATTCTTTTTGAAGAGTTAGATAGACTGATCAGAATTCATGATATGAAAAAAGATCAAGGTCTGAATCCTCCGGAGCAACCTATGATGATGAGGCAACCTACTCCAGAAGTAGATTATAAATTAAAACTTATTAATGGTCTAAATAAGATAAGTAGAAATAAATTTGAACCGGAGAAACTACAAGGCTGGTTAAATGACCTTCAAAAGCAAGGAGTTCCTGCACAGCAATTAGAGATATTTAAAAATGTTGCTAAACCAGGAATGACTAAAGATGAAATAGCTGTAGCTATTGCTGCTAATTATAGTTATACTGTTGATATTAATATTGCTACTGAACTTATTAAAAGTGCTAATGTAGCATATGATACATTTACTTTAAATGGTGATGATTATTCTAAAATAGATACTTATAGAAAAAATGGTAATGTAATAACTAAAGAAGAATATAATTTAGCTACTGAGCAATATAAAAAAACTGAAAATTTAGGAAATAGAAATACTCAATACTACTCTAACTTATCAGTACCAGGAGGTACTAATTATACAGAACAAGAAATAGCTACACCAGAAATTACTCCTTCTATTAAAGGACATGCTGAGTTTGCTACAGAACAAGGTATAGGTTGGTTTAGAAGTGATGAAAAAGATGCCACAAAAATAGAAAGAAAAGATTTAGGTACTTTTAATGTAGAAAATGATATTTATACACAAAAGTTTGATGCTGAAAAAATAGAAACTACTTATTATAAAAATAATAATTTAATATCTAAAGAAGAATATACTAAATCTAGGTTAAAACAACCTGAATTTAAAACTCGTAGAATACTAGAAGTACAATCTGATATTTTCCAAAAGTCAAGAGATATTAAAAGTGCAGAAGATATATATGCTGAAATAAAAAAATCAGGTGATTTAATTGTAGATTGTGGATAAATATATTGAAATTTATTTGGTAAATCAGAATGTATTTTGTATCTTTGTATTATGAAAGCACCAGATTATAAAGGAAGTTGTATATATGTAATTAAGAACAATATAAATGAAAAATGTTATATTGGTTCAGCATATCATTTTAATAATAGAAAATATGCTCATGATTGGAAATTAAGAAAAGGTATTCATGTAAATACTATTTTACAAAATTTTGTAAACAAGTATGGAGTAGATAGTTTATATATAGAAATATTAGAAAAAGTAGAAGATGCTATTGAACTTATAAAAAGAGAACAATGGTATATAGATAATCATAATTCTGAATTTAATATTCTAAAAATTGCAGGAACAGATTATCATATTGAAAGAAAAAGAAAAGATGAAACTAAAAAATTGATTTCAGATAGTAGAAAAGATTTTAAATATACAGATGAAAGTAAAAAGAAAATGTCTGAAACAAGGATTAGAAAAATAGCAGAAGGACAACTTAATAGTAAACTAACTGCTGAACAAGTAAAAGAAATTAAAACTTTTTTGAAAGAAGGTAAAAAAGGTAGAGATTTAGCTTTACAATTTAACGTAAAACCATCACAAATTTCTAATATTAAAAAAGAAAGATGTTGGACTAATATAACAATAGATTAATTATGGCATGTAAACACATATATAAAGGAATAACTTATAACTCGAAAGAAGAGTTTATTGAAAAAGTTATAAATCCTCAATTAAAAACTTTAGCTAAAGATAATTCAAAAAAAGTTATTTTACCTATTGGTACTTCTGGTAGTGGCAAATCCACTTGGATTAAGTCTTTACCTAAAGATAAATATACTATTATTTCACCTGATGAAATGAGGGTAGAATTTACAGGTAATATGGATGATAAATCTAAAGATAAAGAAATATATGAAGCTGTAAAAGAAAGAACTATAAAAGCTGTAAATAGTGGTAAACAAGTAATTATTGATACTACTAATCTTCAAAAAGAAAGAAGAAGAGATTTTTTAAATGCTGTAAAAAAAGCAATACCTGATGTAAGTTTAGAGTATAAGTTATTAGAGTTAAATCCAGAACTTGCTAAACAAAGAATTAAAGCACAAATAGAAAGAGGTGAAAATAGGGCAAATGTACCTGATAGTACAATAGATAGGCATGCTTTATTATATAAAGAAATGTTAGAAGATATTAAAGAAGAACCTTTAACACCTTTTAATTCTACTGATAACTCTCCTCAGAATCAGTTTCTCCAACTTCTAAACAAAGATAATAACTGGGTAACATTTTTTGTTAAATCTATTATACAAGGTAGTGCTAAGAAAGGTTATGAGAAAGTATTATTTCCTAGTGGCAATACAGCTAGTAAAGTTCAAGGTCATACTACTTTAGAAGAGTTTAAAAAAGGAAAAGAAGACAGGATTAAAGAACTTGAGAAAGAAAATCAAGAACTTAAAAATAAAAAATTAGATCTTGAAGTTGAAAAAGCTTATGCATCTTTATTTGAACCAATAACACAAGAACAATTTGATAAAACAAATAAAAATCAAATTGAAAGTAATAATAGAGAAATAAATCAACTTAAAGAAGAACTTAAAAGAGTAGAGGGACCAGAAGGTTTTGTTGCTCTTAGACCTATTTATAACTTTTATGAAAATACTGTAGCTAATGTTCTTAAAAAACAAGGATATAATCCTGTATTAATTACAGATGAGTATGGTAATACTTGGTATGAAGTTACTATAGAAGAAAATAGAGATCTTGCTCCTATTGCATTTATGAAAGAAACTGCAGATATGTTTGCAGAGATTCCGGAAATTGAAATAAATATCCAATCATTAAATAATCAAAGAGCAAAAGAAGCAGCAAATGCATTAGCCAATAAGATTGCTACAGCACTTAATGTAAGTTTTAGAAATATAACAGCTGAAGAAGCTAAAAATATTTTAAAAGATAGAGTGATTGGTTACAAAGGTGAACCAGCATTTTATTTTGCGGGGACTGTATATATAGTAGGAGATAATATAAACATGCATACTGTACTGCATGAGTTTTCTCATCCTCTATTACAAGCTATAAAAAAGGATAATCCGGAATTGTTTAATAAACTTTATGATCAGTTAGCTGGCACTGGAGAAGGAGAAGGTATAAAAGACTATGTAAGAAAAAACTATCCGGAATTAAAAGAAGATACAGACTTATTTAAAGAAGAGTGTCTTGCATTTGCATTACAATTAAAAGCTGTAAATAAAGTTACCGGTCAAGCTGAAACTCAAGGGTTTATAGACTTTATTAAAAACTTATTATACTCAATTAAACAAGCAGTTAAAAAAATCTTTAATATCAAGCAAGGTGTTACTGATATAAATGTTGATACTACTATTGAAAAACTAGCTGAGAAACTATTAGGAGAAGAGTTTGATCTCAAAATACCTAAAGTAACTGCACAAGACATGGAGATGTTTGCCAGATTCAATATTGAAAGTGTTAAACAACTTATAGAGAATGCATCTGTAAAATCCATTAATGAAATAATTAATAGATTATATCAAGCAGATCTTGAAATTATTACAAAAGCTGAAAACTTTGTTGGAGATAAAGCATCTCAAAAAATCATTAGAGAAAGTATTTTTAACCAGGGAACAACAGAGTTAGCTAAAGGTATTAAGAAATCACTTAAAGGTTATCAAACAGTAACAACTACACAACAAGCTACTGTAGAAGAAAAAATAAACAATGCATTAGAAGCTGAGAAAAGAAGACTTGAGGACCTTAATAATAAAGCAGTATCACTTGTAACATCTTTAGGTCTTACAGATGAGATGCTAAAAAATATTGTAAATGAGTTAACACTATTACAAAAAGGTAACTACACTAATCCACATAAAGTTGCAGTAATTAATTTATTTAAAGGCATAGCCAGAAGATTATATCAAACAACTTCAGATATTGATCAGGTATTAAAGAAAGACTTTTCATTTGATACTAGTAACCCATTGGCACAGATGCTTAATGAAATTACTAGAAATGCAATTAGAGCTGAAGAACTAGTAAGAGAGATGAGCAAAGAGATTACTACATCTAAGCTTGTTGAAATTACCGGGTATATGACTCAGTTTGTAGAAGATGAGATGAAATCTGATTTAGGTAATATACTTAAGAACATACTTAATGAAGAAGAGTTTAACACTTTTGTTGATAAAATCATAAATCAACAAGTTACTGATGCTGACATAAATCAAGTAATAGCTAAAGACCCTACTGGTAAGATTGAAAGTAAGTATATCAATAAATTTATTGGTAGATACAATCAGTATATACTAAATGCTCCAAAAATAAGAGCAGTACTTGAAGGTAAAACAAGAGATGTTAGCCCACTTAATAGATTTTTAGAGAGTTACTCAAGCAGTAATAATCCTATAATTGGTGGTATCAGTACTTGGATAGAAGAGCAAAAGACTGAATCAGAGCAAAGAGTTTGGAAAAGAGCAATGGATTTTAAAGTTCAATTGGAAACTTTATTGCCGGCAGTTGGATTTAGCAAAAGCAATACTAGACAATTACTAGACATGCTTACTTTTGAAGATGAAGTAGTAGGTTATAATAAAAAAACAGGTCAAATTGAAAGAAGAAAAGTTCATACTTTTTTAAATCCTCACGGTAATGGTTGGAGATATGAGTTAGACTCAAGAGAGTTTGCTGTCTTTGAAGCTAGAAGAAATGGTGATGAAGCTGCAGTAAAAGCTGCAGAAACTGAACTTAGAAACTTCAAAAGAAACTACATGTTTGATGAGTATGTTCCTGAGTATTATGAAAAGGATGAAATCTTTAAAAAATATCCACTTGGTGATGAAGCTTGGTTAGATAAAAAATTAGCACTTGACACATTTGCAGCAGAACAAAATAAACTGCATAATGAAACTGAAAGGTTTGAGAATTATTCACAAGTTCAAGAAGCTTGGAGAAAGTATCAACAGTTATATTCTTTGAGATATGAAGATGGTACAATGAAAACCGGTAATGATCTTGAAAAAGCTAAGATACTAATAGAGTATAGAAATACTACAAGAGATTATTATGAGTTTGTACCTATCAAGGGTTCATTACAAACTGCTTATAATGAATTTGTAAATCTTAAAAAAGCACAAGGTTTATCCGGTGAAGAACTAGATATTGCTGTAAAAAAATGGATTAAGCAAAATACAAAAATACTTTACTCAGAAGAGTACTATAAAGATAAGTCAAGACTATTAACTAGATTAAGAGAGCTACAAAGAAAAATAAATGAGTCAGCAAGTACTGAGTTTAATCCTTCAGATGCTTTTGATGAAATCTTTGATTTGATTAATTCATATAGAGATGAACAAGGTCAACCAATGGCAACTTTATTATCTAAAGATAAGCTTACTAAAATTAAACAGTTACAACAAGAAGTAAATAACTATAGACGGGCGGTAGATAAACAAACTGGTTTGTCAAGTGACTTACTTGATGAGTTAAATACTTTTATTAAAAGACACAAACAGGGAGAGACACTTTCTCCGGAAGAACAAAAAAGATATTTATATCTTAGTGACTTATCATCTGAATCTGGATTGTCTGCACATGAATTAGCAGAGTTTGATAATATACTAAATGAGTTGGGTAACTTAAGTACTAAAATACCTACTGATTATTATATGGATGAACTTAACTTTAATTTGTCAAAACACAATATTAAAGCTAAAACAGAAGATGAAGTTGATGATTATATTAATTCAGAAGAATTTAGAGAGTTAGTAAAGTCAGATGATAACTTCTTTAGCTGGTTTAAACTAAATCATGTCAATAAGAAAGTATACGTAAAAGGTAAAGGTCTTGTGACTAAACAAGAAAGAACATTTGCTAACTCAGTATCTGTACCTAAAGATCCTAGTCATATTATAACTACTGAAATTGTTGACTCTGAAACCGGTAAAACAATAGTGATTAATGGTGTGCCTAACTCAAGACACTCATTCTTCAAAGTAAAAGATAAGTATAGAACTATTCCATTTGGTCTTACTAAAGAAGAAAAAGCTAAATACATAGGAACTGTTATAGATAACAAAGGAAACTATTTACCTAGACCTCATAATCCAGGTCAGAAAAATAGTGCGGTAGATGCTAAGTTTGTTAATCAAAGATACATGGATCTTAAACTTGCAAATAATGCTCAGTTTAAACTTCTAGAAGCTACTACAAAATGGCATTTACAGACTCAAGATGGTAAGTCTAATTACAGTAAGTTGTATATGGACATGCCAAGATTTGCTATTAAAGGTGTAGTAGAAGCATTTCAAGCAGGTAAGTATGGAGAAAAAGCCGGACAAATTAAAGAGAGTGTAAGTGAGTGGTGGAAACAAAAGTTTGGAAGATCTGTGCAAGATTCTGAAAATGAATTTAATTATAATGCAGAAAATAACTTAGTTAATACTGATTTGAACGGAGATGAGATTACTTATATACCTGTTCAAGGTCTGTATAAATTAGATCCAAAAGCTGTCAATCCAGATGTAATGGAGAATATATTAAAGTATGCACTGTCTGTAGAAGAACAGTCACAGCTTTATAAAACATTACCTCTTATTGAAACTATGTTAGATACATTAGCTGATAAAGATGCTCAGCCAAAAAACATGGAGGCATACAGTAGAAACTTAAAAGCAGTGTTTAATGAGTTAAGAAATCCAAATAAAAAGTTTGGAACTAATAATCTACTAGGACAATTACAAAGTTTAGTACAAAGAGAATACTATGGAGTGAAAAACTCTGATGTATCAGAACAATATCCTAAGTTGACTAAATTTTTAGGTGCTCTACAAGGTTTATCAGCACAAGCTTCATTAGCTGTTAATTTATCATCAGATTTAAAAAACCAGTATGCTGGTTATGTACAGTTGATTATTGAAGCTGCCGGAGCTGAATTTGTAAACATGAAAGATTTAGCAGTAGGCCGCGGGTTTTCATTTAAAACAATGTTAAACTGGTCTAGCTTTGGTAGCAAAGGAATCTATGCAGTAGGTCCCGGAGAATTAAATGTACAACTTGTAGAAATGTTTGATCCGGCCTTTAAAGCTAAAGATAACTTTGGTAAAAGTATTTCAAGACATATATGGAAAGATCTCATTAATGGTGAATGGAAATATATGCATAGAAAGTTTGGTGAACTTGAGGTGGCTTTAACATTATTTGGCTCTATGTTAAATGCTGAAAAAGTAGAACAAGTATTACCTGATGGAACTGTAAAAGTATTACATTACCAAGATGCATGGGAAAAAGGACCGGATGGTGTTGTTAAACTTAAACAAGGAATTCACCCTTCATGGAGTAATCAAACTGTTAAACATGTTTTTGAAGGTGGTCAAAAGCTTACTGATATTGCTAAAATGTATGGAGTAACTGTACAGGAGATTAAAAAACTCAACAGCATAAAAGATGAAGTTGATTTAAATGATGGTCAGGAAATCATAATAGCAAACTCTGAAAGATTTAAATTATTCAAAAGAAAAGTTCAAGGTCTTTCTAGAGCTCTATTTGGTGCTTATGATGAATTTGGTCAACCTGAAGGAAATAAATATTTGATGTACCGCATGTTCTTCTTTATGAGAAAATGGTTTACACCAATGTTTGTAAATAGATTTGGTATTGATATGGATAAAGAAAATAATCCATATGGTGAAAGATATGATTGGGCATTAGGAAGAACTAGAAAAGGCTTTTACATTCAAGCATTTCAAACATTATTTGAAGGTATGAAAACCCTAGGTAAAAGCTTTAAGTATATGAGTAAAAAAGAAAAAGTAGCTTTGAGAAAACTTGCTGCTGAAGGTACTACAATTATTATGTTCTCAGTATTAGCATCAATGTTGTTTGGTTATGATGATGATGATGAAGAAAAATGGAATAAAATCAGAGAAAGATCCGGTGTAATTGGATCTGATGAGTTTAATACATGGGGCTTTATGCAAAATCATATGTTAGCACTTATGTTAGGTTTACAAGCAGAGACATCAGCTTTTGTACCATTACCAAAAATTGCAGGAATAAATTTTGGAGCAGATGATTATGCAAACATCCTTACATCAACAACTACATCATTCGGTAATACCTTATTATTATATTTGGAAATACTATCAGATGTACTTAATTTAGTTACCTTTAATGATCTTTCAGTATATAAGAAAGAAGCAGGACCATACTCTTGGGAAGAAAAAGATGATTACAAAATAGTAAATCACTTATTAAGAACAGTGGGTGTTACAGGTTCTACTGGAGATCCAGAAACTATAGTTAAAAATTTAAGAAATAGCGCAAGCAGAATTGGTAGGTAATTATGGCAAAGACAGCAACAGTATCAGTAAAAGCTTATATCAAAGTTAAGAAATCTAGACCAGGTGTGCATAGCAAAACAAAGAACTCTAAAATGAAGAGTTCTAAACATTACAAAAAGGCATACCGGGCGCAAGGCCGGTGAGAAAAAAAAAGGGGAACCTATAAAAGGCTCCCCGGAATTTAATTATTATCATCTTCTTCACAACAGTCACATTTTTCTTCTGTAACTGTTAATCCATACTGATTGTCATACCAATCTCTAGCTTCTTTTTTGCTAGGTGTATCAATATCACCACTAGCCATTGCTTCTGCTCCGGCTATATATGCTTCAATCATTGCTTTTCTAAATGCTATTGGGTGCATCTGTATCAAGTTTAATAAATTTACTTAAGTCTGGTTTATGATATCCAGGCCCTTTTAAAATTTTACCATCTTCTCTTAATACAGGCTTACCATCTTTACCTAGCTTACTCATATTACTAGCATGGATCTCTTCAAAAACCTCTTCAATAATATGTTGCATACCATGTTTAAGTATAGTACCACATAGAATATACAGTTTATCACCTAAAGCATCTGCTATATCAATAAGGGAATTTTTAAAACAAGCATCAATATACTCATTTGTTTCTTCAATCATAAGTCTATGTCTTAGTATAGCTTCATCTTGTTCAATATTCTGTGGCCATACACCAT